TCGTCAAAGATGGGATTTTTCAGGTTCCTCACCGGACGCGCCTCCGGGTGTTTCTTTATGATCTCAAGGACGCGCCTCATCGCCGGACGTCCCATTTTTCTCAGCAGCAGGTTTAATATTCCGTACACGGCTACCTCAGTGAGGCGATTCCGCCACGCGCCAGGTGAAGTCCCGGTCCCCAGTCCCCTCGGTCCGGAGCGGTGTAGGAAGGGCTATAATCAAAATCTGGCCTTATTGGCATGGACTCTCCTCCATGGGAAACATCACTAGCTTTAAATGGAATTCTGTCAGTTCCCGTCATTACTTTATAATTTTCTGATTCATTAATTCTCTTAGCAGCATTGTAGGCGTTCATTACTTCACCTGCCTGCGCTTTAGTATAGCTACGATCGGATTCCCATTTCTGTTTATGGGCCGGCATTGTTCCTTGCTGAAGGCCTTGAATAACATGATGCACGTCCACCCCTCTTTGAAACTTATTGTAAAGAGAGTTTAATCCCTCTCGATATCTCGATTGGTCCAAATAAGCAGGAATACCATAATTTCTTTCATACCAATGCAGTAATTCATGCCATGCTGTGCTTTTTTTATTTTCTTTTCCGCCGAGCCAATCGTCAGAAATTCCTACTTGGTTTAAATCGGGATTATATTCACCATACTGAGTAACGGCGCCGTGTTCATCCGAACTTATATCTGATACATCATAAATAGGTTCGTCCATATCAACGGCGGCGCGACGAGCTGCCAGTATTCCGGGCTCGTTGAACTTATATCTAAAAAATCCTTCATTAGGCTGAATTTTTAATTCTGTATTAATTTTGCGATGCTCTTCTGTGGGATGAAGCGCCTTTTGCGCCTCCCAAGTGGCCGGTAAATCATATTTATCATCCCCTGTTTTTACAAAAGCGAGAGGGCCATATCCTCCTAAATAATAATCAGATAAAAGATCCTCTACTTGTATGGAAGAAGATGGATAAATTGAAAAATCATCAACCATGTCTTATCCTGCGTTCTGCATTTGTTCTGCCATTTCCGTCGCGCGCGCAGGCGTCTGTTTGGCCCAGCGTGAATCCAGCATCTGGACGTGCGCTTCGAAATAATTCGGCGGATCCTCCCGAAGCGCGGCCCACATTTTTCTAAACTTGGAAACTCCCCTCCCCCCAAGCTGAAAAATCTGCTCACAGATGACGGTCTTCGCGTCATCCGAAATCTTCAGGTCCTTGCACATCTCATGCGTCTGATTGACCGCTGACTGCAAGTCCTTTTCCAGAATCTCTTCCAGATATTCCTTGTCGTATTTTTTTCCGTCCTCCCAGTGGTCCTCCACGCATAGGTGACCGAACCCCACGGTCCTTTTATTCAACGTGTCGCGGTAAACGGTGTCCCGAAATCCCTCGTGTTTCTTGACTGACTGTAATAATTTATCATAGTTCATCCCATTATCCCCACGTAAGCGGCACGAAGAATCAACGCCATCACGCCGAACGATACCGTCCACACGATCCTGAAGATCGTGTCAACCTTTCCGGAGATGTGATTGATATGATTGTCCAGCTTCTGGTTGATGAGCTTCAGCTGCCCCTCGATCCTTATGATGTCCTCACGGTTCTGTATCATTTTTTCCTCCGCCATTATAATATGCTCAGTATGCCTCCGCCTTTAGCTCCCTTCGTGAAGGGGTTGTCGTTGATTCCCTTCTGCGGCTCCGTGAACTTTCCGTCATTGCCCATCACTGGATTCATCTCCATCAGTCCTCCGCCTGCCGCGTACTGCGGCTGTCCTGCGTTATAGGCGAGTGCCGCGTCCAGGTCACCTCCGTAGAGCGCCTGTGCCGCCGCTGGATTCATGACCCTGCTGCTCATTAATGACGACCCTGCCTGATTGGCCGGCGCCATTGATGTCTGGTCGTATCCCGCACCTTCACCACCTATCTCAGGTGCGTAGTCGGCGTCAGGATATATTGAGTCCGGCTTTTGCATCATCTTCTGGATCATCTCCGGAGCCGTCGGCTCTATCTTATCCAGTCCTTCGAGGACGTTCTTGCCGCCCTCGATGGCGAGGTCTTTCCATCTTGATCCTTGCTGTTTTAATTCATTAGGTCGTTGCATCACTTTCTCGGTCGTGTCGAGATAGCGCTGTGATTCTTCCAGTTCCGCCAGCTCCTTGTCGAAGTCCATCCATTCCTCCGGGAACATCCTTACGAGCTTTTGAAAGTTAAGAACGCGCAGTGCCGCTGGAAGCGTATCGTCAATCGTGTTCATGTAGACGCGCATTGATACTGGTGATGTTAACACCCCGGCCATGTACCTCGCTCCCCATGCCAAAGCCGCTGTCTTCACCCATCCAGGAAACATTGCTCCAGCGACACCGGCTCCCACTGTCTTTGTCTTCAGTCCCAACGCCTGTGTTGGAAGCGCTGACGTGATAGATGTTCGTACCCCCGCCATGACCGCACGACGCTGCATGAACGTACTGATTTCCGGTATGCCGTGCTTGGCGGCAGATTCCATGATCGTCGCGAAATCTTCAAGCATCGCATGCGTAGGGAGACGGGTAATTTCCGTCTTGGTCAACCCTTCCCCAGCCTCTATGCCTGCGTCCTTCAGTGTCTTGCCGAAGATGTCATCCACGAATTCTTTTTCAATTCCAAACTCATCAATGTATTTTGTCTTAGTAATTGTTGGTCCAGGAAGAGCGTCCTTGAAGAATGAGCTCATTTTCTTTTCACTTCCAAGACCCAGTGCTTTTCTGAATACGGAAGCATCAAATATCTCCGCCCCTTCCTTCTGGACTATGGAGTTGTTGAACGTATCGGCGATGTAGACTCCCAGCCCCTTGTTGTAGGCCTTATCACCGACGATATTGCGAAGCGCCTTGATGTTAAGGTCAACGAGTGATGGGTCCTTCTCCGCCACGTCAATGATTGTTTTCCACAGGCTGTGGGAAGCACGTACTGGATCATTTCCTATCTTCAGGTTGAATCCATAGCGCTGAACCTTGCCGACTGCCTGTCCCACGTCCGTCCCCCAGATGAGCATGCCGTTGCTGACAAAATCCTCGTAGTCCTTCCATAGTCTGTGAACTTCAGGAACGCCGCTCTTGCTGAGATTTCCTATGTCAGTCTCCCACGCGCGGACGATGTTGGACATGTCGTCAGCGATGTTGCCGTAGGCGCCCTTCTCAAGGGTCTCACGGAGTGCGTCCATCTGTGCACGGAGTCCGTACATCTGCTTGATGCTCCTTGCGCCAGTGCTTGTGTTCAAAACCTGTGTTCGTAAAAAGTCAATGAGTGGTGCTGGAACCTTGGAAGGAATCAGCATTGCTTCCGCCTCTTCTCTTCCGTATCTTCCGGCAGTGTCCTTCATTCCCATTTGAAGCGTGTCATCATAGAACTGGACGATTTTCTTCGCCGTATCGACGAGCGTCTTGTCATAGACGACGGCGCCGTATTCGTCAGCTGCTTTTACCAAGGCGGCCTCTTTTTCCTTCGCCGCCGTCCTGAATCCGTGCAATGATTTTCTTGAAAGCGATTTAAAATTAACGCCCATTTCCTTGGCGCTTTGGTAAGGCGCCAATCGGCCAATGATGTTTTCTCCGACGTCCATGACGTCGTCCATCTTTCTTGCGATGTTGCGGTAGGCAAGTGTTCCCAGATAAGGTGCGCGTCCGAAAACTTTCATCAAGCCGGCGAGGATTGGGGATCCTATCTCGTGCCGCCTGACATTCGTTCCCGCGACCATGTCAAGATCAGGCCACCACTTTGAAGAGTAGTATTCATCCGGTCCTAGCCAGTTGAATGCCTTGGACTTGGTAAGCTTCGTGAAGAAATCAGGAAGACCTTGCGTCAATCCTATTCCTTTTATGTTTATGTTTTCAAGAAAATCACCAGGAAGATTGAAGGTCGCCTTCTCTCCTTTCGGCGCCGCAAGTCCTGTTGCCTTATAGAGACGCTGCTCTGCTTCCAGAATTTCTTTTCCGCCTGGAACGCCCTTACCGGCTGGCTGCTTGAACATTCTGAACACACCACTGCCGACCAGTTTCCTGAGTCCGTAGTAGGCTGGACGTGCCCCGAAGAAAGCTGTTCCGATTGCGCCGTCAATGGCCATTTCCTTTGATGCATTCTTAAGGCGTGTAATTTGATCCGGACGGTTAATTCCTTGTGGTCCAAAGGTCAAAGATTCCGGGATTGCTTTTGATATTAAATTAAGCTGTTGGTTAGGGCTTTTTGCCAGCCAGTTCTTGGCCTTTCCTGCATTCGACATCATATCGAGTGCCACTTCATAGCCATAATCCATGAGGCCAACGCCCGCCATGCCACCAAGGACTGCGCCACCTGCACGTGCCCACCAAGGACCTTTCACGGTTTTAGCACCCCTTGCAGCACCGGCTGCAAATCTCTTGGCCCATTGTTTCTGCCCCCATTTCCATCCCTTGATGGATCCGCCAATGCTTCCAGCCATGAGCGAGCCCTGTCCTATTACGGGATAAGGGTCAGGAGTGGATGTCCACGTTCCTGAAACATCATAGTTGGAATATACTTGCGGTCCGACGTCAATGAAATCCTTTTCCTCCAACCCGGAGGCGAACATCATTTCCTTTCTCATTTCCTCCCCTTGATCGAGGTATTTTCCGTCGCCAGTTTCCTGATACTTGTTGACTGCCTCTTGGAGAAGAATTGTAATATTGTCCTGGACCTTATCGCGCTTCATTCTGTAGAGACGCTTGTTTTCAAGATCCGCATCACGTTCCGCAACTTGAGTCTCTGTCAATCCTAAGCCAAATTTATTCAGCCAGTAGTTTTCTTTTCCAAAAAGATTCTTTCCCTTTACCTTGGGTGTCAGGATATTTCCAAGAACTTGGAAGGGAGCTGCTGCAGGGTCTGCAATCCATTTCTTCTGGAATTTTCTTCCTTCCCTGATGATGCGCATGGATTCAGTTTCAGGTATTCCACCTTCCGTGGTTCCTGTAAATTCCACATCCCGTGGCGCATTAACGCCAGGGGTTACACCCCCGAATATATCCTCTTCGTATTCTTTATATTTTTTTGCCATTATTCTAGTACGCTTATGTCAACGCCGAATATATCCGCCCACTTATTGGTAATGGAATTTGATTCGACCATGTCTTCGTTATAGTCCTGCTGTATGTTTCCCTTTGTTTTATGTTTCCAGTCAACATAGCTTTGCCCTCCTGGGATGTCCGGAACAACGGAATAGTTAGCGGCGTCACGGTTCCTAAGATCGTAGTATGCATTCTCAAAGTCGCCCATGTTCGCGTACCCAAATTCGTCAGGAGCGTACTGAAGGTCGGATCTCTTCGACGCAAGTTCCTCGTTGTTCGTCAGTCCTGAAGACTCCATCGCACGCATCATGTCGTTGTGGAGCTGCATGTAAATTTTCATGTAGTTGTTGATGACCTGTTTCGGTGAGTTGGATCGTCCAAGTATTCCTGTCAGGGAAGTATCCGCAAAGGATCTTCTAAGAACGTCCGCCAACATACGTCCAGTAGGCTGCCTGTTTCTTGCAAGCATCAGCCCGATGGTTGTCTCGAATGTTTCAAGCGCACTCCTGTTTGGATCAAGAAGAATTCTTTCAAGGGAGTCCTTCGTGAAGTAAACCTTCGGGTCGCCTGCTTCTGACATGATATCTCCTTCAACATTGTAGCGCAAGTCATTCTGTCCGTACTTGTTTTTCTTGTCAATGAAGACTGGGATTCTCTCCCCACCCCATTCAATGGTTCCATTGCTCTCGTAGACTGTGAAGTCCCCGTACTTGTTGTTCACGATGTCGCTGACGAACCCCTTGTAGCGCTCATCAAATTTACCGTCATCGGCCGCCTGTTGAACAAGCTCCGCCAGTGGACCGAATTTCCTTCCAACTTCTCCTTCAACCCCGATGAGATGCTGGTTGTTGATGATCGTCGGCATGATGTATTCCGCCATCTCTTTCAATCCACGCTGTGTATATTTCGCGTAAGACCTTTGCGCCGCCGCCGCGGCTGAAAGTTCCTTTCCGAATGTAGCGGCACCTTCTATGCCCGGCATCATTGAATATCCTTCCGTTCCGCCAGGGTCCTCGACGAAGGAGAACGCGTCATAGCCTAGCTTGTTGTTAAGATTGTAGTAGTATTCCTCTTCAGGGCTTGTTCGCTTCACCTGTCTTATCTTTGTTGGAGGCCCAGCAGTAATGAAATTGCCGTTATCATCCCTTTGGAATGATCCGTCTTTATTCATTGCATAATTGTTTTTGTAGACCCACACGTACGGTCCGCTTCTTGCGTCCGCCTCTTTTTCCTTGAAGTAAAGTTCCATCGCCGCTGTTGTCAATTCACGGTCAGCCTTCTGTTTTTCAGCTCCTATTTGAAATAGCATGGGTGCTGTCTGCGCGGCAGCCTTTCC